GTCGTGGGGCCGCAGCGGATCGGATTACTTCGCCTCGCGTGGGTACGGCGGCAAGGCCGGATGGAGCGGCGCGGTTGTCGTGTTCCGTCCGAAGGACGGCAATCTCGGTCGAGTCCAGCCGCAGGGGCCGATGCACAAGGCATTCGCCGCGACGCGATCACAGGCAAAGGCGGCGATCACAAAAGAACTGGAACAGGCGTTGAACGCCGCGACCGAAGAGGCAAAGAATGGAATCTGAATCGTACATCTTTCGCCGCCTCAAATCGACGCCCGGGCTGTCCGCCCTTCGCGGTCGCATCTACCCGTTGGTCGCTCCGCCGACTGCGAAAGCGCCGTTCGGTGTTTACATCCGCCGCTCGACGGCTACCGAACAGACGTTCCAAGGACCGCTTCGGCAGGAGGTCGCCGAGATCGCGTTGACGCTGTTCGATGAGACATATTTGGGTGCAAAAAAACTTGTTATTTCTGTTCGTAACACGCTTGATGGGTTTGTCGGTTTTCGATTTGGTAATCATATTTTAAGGGTGGCTATCACGTCGGAGTCAGACACATTTGTGACTGCGGACGGCGGCGAAATGCTTCCGCTTTACGGCGTCGAAATGTCGATCAGCGTGCGAATAGTAACAAAATAAAGGGTACACCCAGATGACATTTACAGCATCCGAAGATTGTGCGCAGGGGTCCGCGTTTACTTTCGACGGCACCACGTTCAAAGCTACCTCGATCAGTTTCACGCAGACCGCGAACGTGACCGACATCTCTGACCTGTCCATTGCCGCCGGCGGATTCCGAAAATATGCACCGGCGTGCCTTGTGGACAAGGGTGAATGCTCCGTTGACTTCATCGGGTCAGACCTCCCGACCGTAGGCGCAGAAGGCGCGATCAGTTTTTCAAAAGCTGGCGTCAGCGGCAACGCCGTTTGCAAGTCGGCCAGCATAACGTGCGCCGTGGGCGAACTCATCAAGGGCCAAGCCTCGTTTATGCTCATGGAAGCCTCCTAATAGAGGGAGCATACGATGCCGGGATCACCAGAACATTGTGGTCAGGGCGCCACAATGTCGTTCGGCGGCGATGGCGGCGACACCGTGCTGTCTATCTCCGCATCGCAGACGTGCGGCACGATTGACATCACAGGCATCGACTCGCCCTCGCACGAGCAACAGATCGCAAAGGGCGATCTAGAGCCGTTGCAAATAACGTGCGTTGTACTCGGCGCAGGCTCATGGCGAGTGGGCGACGAAGGCGAGCTTAGTTTTAATATGGACGGTCGCGGATACGGCGTTAGTACAGCCGTCTGTACCGACTGTAGCATTGATGCGACCGCCGGCGAGATTGTAAAATCGACGTGGACGTTTCGCGGCACCAACTAGTAAAGGAAATAGTAAATGGCGATTCTCACACGGGCGCAGATTCTCGCGGCATCGGACTTGAAGTTCGCAACCGTGGAAGTGGAAAGCTGGGGCGGTCAGATCCTGATCCGTGTTATGACCGGAGCGGAACGCAATCGTTTCGAGCGTGAATGGCAGGCGGGGGACGGCAAACTGGTCGAAGCGTTCCGCGAAAAAATGCTCGTGAAGTGTATCTGCGACGAAAACCGTGTCAGGCTTTTTGACGACGAGACGGGCACCAAAGCACTCGGCGAAAAAAGCGCCAGCGTGCTGGCCGACTTGTTTGAACAGTGCATGAAGTTGAACGGCTTTACCAAGGACACCACGGAGGTGCTCGCAAAAAACTAGAAGAGCGACCCGAAAGACTTTTTTACTTTCGGCTCGCGTTAGCTCTAGGAAAAACCGTCCAACAATTGCTGGAAGAATGCGACGCTCTAGAGTTGGCAGAATGGTTTGCCTTCTGGACTATCGAGCCATTCGGAAGCGATTGGGATCAGACCGCCACTGTGTGTACTACGGTGGCGGGCGTGGCGGGCGTGAAGAACTTGAATAAAGGAATGTTCATGCCGTCCAGACGGCAGCGAGATCAGAGTCCAGATGACATGAAGGCACAGATCGCGGCGATCGGCGCCTACCTAAAAAAGAAAAAGTAACCCCGTGGCGGACATTGGAAAAATTGCCGTATCTTTTACGGCGTCCGCTGGCGGGCTAATCGAGGGCGCAGGAAAAGCGTCTGACGCCCTGCATAAATTCGCGGTCGATGCGGCCACGGCGTCGGCGTCCCTCGATGGCAAGTACGCTTCTGATTTCTCGATCCGCATTGACGAGTTGACTGCGAAGCTCGCGGCCGGAGATGTTACGGCGTCGGCGTTCGGCGCCACGCTAGACTCGGCATTCAGCCGCGCCGCTTCGGCGATCGACTCGGGTCTCTCGGCGTCTCTCGGCGTGCTGAGTAAGGAGTTGGACGTTGGCTTGCTCTCCGCCAAGGGGTACACGGACGGAATGACGGACCTAAGTCAGCGAGCGTCCACGGCGATCGACTCCGCCCTGTCCGACTCGATCAAGGCGTCTGTCGAGGCGATGGAGTCCGGTGGCACGACGATGAAGGAATTTACCGACTCGATCTCCATGATGGCGGGGACGGCGGCGGGCGCGGGGGTCGAGCAACTTACTTCGGGCATCACGTCGCTCACCCATGCACTTGCCGCCGGCGTGATCGACTCCGAGACTTTTCTAGCGTCGCAACGAGACCTCGCGCAAACGGGCGCAGTGGACGCGATCGAGCGAACGCGAGAGGCGTTGGCGGCACTGCAAGGCCCGCTTGAGGACGGGCGTCTAAGCACCGAGGACTTCACGGCGGCGGCGACTGCGATCAATACGTCGTTTCGCGTCGAGGTGATGACAGAGTACGAAACAAATATCGTCGCACTGACGGCGGCGTTAGACAACGGCACCATAACAACGGCACAGTTCAAAGACCAGCACGACACTTTAAATGCCGCGCTTCGGACCAGTGTAATCGGCGATCTAGAGGAGATGCTGAAGAATCTCCCAGACGCTTACACCGCCGCCGGCAAATCGGCCGAGGAATTAGTCGCGGCACAGGAAGCAGTCCGCAAAGAGATCGAGCAAACAAACAAGGCGCTTGATGCGGCCGAAAAACGCGCATCCAAGCCGCCGGCACCCGTCCCCAGTGGTGGTGGTGGTCACGGTAGTGGCATTGTTGGCGGGCTAGAGAAATTCGGCGGGACGGCGTCGCTCATCCCCGGTGAACTCGGCCACGTCGGGCACATGATGGAGCAAGTCGCGAGATCGGCGGAAATGTTTTCCAAGGGGATCACAACCGCGTTCCCCTCGATGGCCGGAATGTCCGCTGGGCTTGGCCTCATGGCTGGAGGCGCGGTTGTTGTTGGCGGTGCAATCATGTCCCTCGTGGCAGGATTCGCGAAGGGCGCCCGCGAGGCGCAGGCGATGGCTGATCAGTTTGGCATGACGCTCAAGGAGACGGCGGCTCTAAAAAACACATTCGACATGGTCGGAGTCTCGGTCCAGCAATTTGCGTTGGCATCAAAAACAATCGACAAAACACTGTCGTCGGCGAGCAACGGCGCAGCCAGAGCTAGCTCCGCCTACGCACAGATCGGAGTCTCTGTTGAAGAACTTCGCGCACAGTCTCCAGAAGATCAATTCAAATCCGTTGTCATCGCGTTGGCCGGCGTCGAGGACGCTGGGCAACGGAGTGCCTTGGCGATCCAACTTCTTGGACGGCAAGGCGCGCAGATGGCTGGCAAGTTCGGAAAGGACGCCGAGGTTATCAAGCGGCGTTTCGCGGAAGCGGAGGAAGAGGTCGAGCGATTCAAGACGGCGTACACACAAATCAATTCGGATCAGCTTATCGATGCCGGCGGAAGAATCGCGGGCATCGCGCAAGCGGGCGAGGGGCTTGGAAAAGTTATTGCCGAAGCATTCGCGCCGCTCGCCGGCGGACTCGGTTCGGCGATTGCGGACGTGCTTGGCTCGATTACAAACTTGCTTCTCCTCATCTCGCCGATCATCAATCTGATCGGTGCCGCAATCGGCGGACCTCTGCTACTGCTTGGCTCAATGGTCAACACGGTGTTCAGAGTCGTGGGAGCGGTGGCAAAAGTTCTGTACACATTCCTGCCGCTTGAATCGATGGCTACCGAGGTGATGAAGGCGTGCGCAGGCATCGCGGATGAGATCGCCGGGATCGCACGCTGGTGCGAAAAAGTTGCTGATTCGATGTCGGCGTGGTTCTCCGGCGGAAAAACGAGGGAAGAACTCAAGGCCCATCAGGCATCGCTACGGGAAATCGCCTTGCTGACCGAGGCAGCGGTCGGGCTGGAAGAAAAATACGGAGACAAGACTGCCGAAGTGACCGCGAAAATAAAAGAAGTCAACGAAGCCTACAAGGCTGGATTGATCGACAAGGACGTGCGGGTCGCGGCGTTGAAAGACTTGAACAAGCAACTCGCCGAGGCGTCGCCACGGCTGAAAGTTCTTGCGGACGCAAAAAAGGCGATGAACGACGCCCTTGGCGCAGCGTCCGAAACTGCGAGCGTTGGCAACACGGGCGGCACGGCACAGGCCAAACGCGCTCTAGAGGAATACCGCAAGGCACGGAAGGAGATGTATGCGGATTTCAAAAACAAAAAAATCAGCGAAGACGCCTACACCGCCGGCATCAATGGGCTTGCTGCAAAATTTGACGATGAGATGCGTCGCGTGAAGAAAGTAAAAGTCGAACTCGACTACGGTCGTTCTAATTACAACAAGAGCATCGAAAAAACAGGCGCAGACAAGGCGCTCGATGACTTCAAGAGGTACGAGGGTGCGAGGCTTGCCGGCGGCACATTCACCACCAAAGAAGAGCGTGGAGCACGAGAGACATCGCTCAATAACATGATCGGCGGCATGGGGCTGAACGCGCCGAAGCTAGACGGCATCGAGCAATTCAAAACGCAGATGGCTGAACTGAACCGGATGTACAGCGAACAGACAACTGTGCTGAAGTTGACGGCCGAGGAAGAGCGGCAACTGGCTGGCGCACGGAAGGAGAGCATCCGGCAGATGATCGCGGGCCTGCCAGACGCGAAGAAAGCCAACAGCGAGACAGAACAGTTTGGCGAGAACATGAGAAAGCTAGACGAAGCGCAGAGAGCGCTCGACGACTCAACGATGACAAAAACCGAGCGTGCCGATGCGCAAAAGGACATCGACGGGCGTCGCGGTCGTCTGCGAGCCGAGTACAAGGGTGGGCCAGAGTCTCCGACAGCGGCGTTCGACAAAATAATGGCCGACATCGAAGCGGAAAAAGCAAAGGTAGCCGCACAACTTGCGCAAGCGCCTGTGCTAACGACCCCAAAAGAAAGAGCAGAAGCACAAGCAACGCAGCAAACGCTGAACGACAAAGAGAAGCAAGCGAAAGAAGATTTCAAGGCGCAGAATCAAGACCTCCTCGACTCCGTGATGAAGGGCGGGCAGGCTAACAAGTCTGCGAACTCCGCCATCGATGCCACGTCGAGCGAGGGCGCCGCAACGTATCTCCGCATTCTTCGCGGGGGCGAAAGCCTGACGGGCAAGCAACTCACCGAGCTACGCAACTCGCGATTGATCCTTGCAAAAATCGAGCAAAAAGTCGGACCGATTAAGGCGGCAAATCTCTAATGAACGTAATCGAGACAACGGACCAGCGTGGACTATCCGACGCCAAAGGCGGCGAATTTACAATCACACGCGCCTTCAAAGTCACGACGGAGGGCGGCGAAGGCGTCGGCGAGATCAAGTCGGCGGTTGGATTCAGCATCGGCGACCCCGGCGACGACGGCACCAAAGTGACATCGATCAAAGTGCAGGGCACCGACTCCCGTTACCTTTATATGGTGACGGTCGATTTCAGCAAGGGCGAGGGGGGCAAAAATCCTCTAGACGAGCCGGACAAATTCTCGTGGGGATTCTCGGGATCGTCTGCGCCGGCAGTGTTCGCGTTAGAGTCTCCGTCCGATAGAGTTCCAATGAAGCCGATCCTCAACAGCGCGAAAGACCCACTAGAGGGCGCGATGCGTGACGTTGCCGAGGCGAGACTAACGATCGACGGCAACCGCGCATCCTTCTCGGCGTCGCAAGCGATCGGATATGTGAACTGTGTCAACTCCGATTACTACTCCGGCGGCGAGCCGGGGACGTGGAAGTGCATGGGCATCACGGCTGCGACGGCGACGGCGACGATAGACGACCCGGGCGGCGGCGAGCCAACCGATCTAGAGTATTGGACGGTCGGCGTGGAGCTTGCCTATCGTGGCGAGGGGTGGCAATTAAAGTTGATGGACGTGGGCTACAACGAACTCTCAGGCGGGAAGAAATACAAAATATCAGTGCCGAGAATCGAGGTTCTAGAGCCGAACGGTTCCGATGCGCAAAAGAATCTCGCGAGACAGAATTTCGCAGCGGTGGACGTGCAGGCGCTCGTCAAGGACACCGGCAAGGCGAAGCCGGAGGGCGAGCCGCCGGGGTTCCTCGACTTCGACATCTACACGGCCGTCGCGTTCGGCGGCACATTCCCCGAGGCACCATAATAATGGCCGATGAAGTCTACGGCCTGTCCTCGTCTGACCGCGACAAACTGATCGCCGGTATGCACGCCGGCAACGACGCCATGCGGCGTGTAAAGAATTTCGACGCCGTCTCGAAAGGCTTTCAGATCACGACGACTATCCTGATCGGCGAAGCAACGAAGGCGATGAAGACGGGAGACATCGAGGACTTCAAGCGAGTCACGGGCGACCACGTCGAGACGGTCGAGCCATACGGCGTCGTCAAAGCGAAGTTGTTGTATGGTTCGGTGAGCAAAGAAGACAAAGTTTTTTTGATTCTTCTAGAGCGTTTTCTCTGGTACGCGATCCCGAAGTCAGGCGGCGGCGAAACCAAATACTTCACGACAAACGGCACGCTTGTAGACTGCGCGACGGTGTCTGGCACAGAGGTGACTGTTGTCGCTAGCGGAAGTTGTCTCGCGACCGCCGCCGTTACACCTACAGTAACCGCGACACTGCACGAGACATCGTACTTGGTTTCGCGGCACAACCTCGCGAGGAAGAAAAAGTTAGACACGCCGCTCCCGTCAGGGACGGTCGTTGAGTGCGTCGCATTCACGGCTGCGCCGGCGGAGTCGGGGAGCACGTCGGAGCCGGCGCCAGAGATTTGGCGGATCGTTGAATTTCTAGACTGTGAGTGCCCGCCACCAACCGCCGAGGACGATAAGTGCTCCGTCATCGGCGGCGTGGACTTGAGCGAGCTAGAGGAGTATCCAGACGCGCCGTATGGGCTAGCGCTCAACGACGAAGACTGTCTCGTCAAGGAGCCTCGCGGGTGCAATTATTTTTCTGGGCTGAACACAGAAGACATCGAAGAATCCGCCGAAGCTACCCACGGCCTTGCCATCAATAGCGAAGGGTGCATAGTGAAAGAGGTTCGGGGGTGTACTTATTTTTCTGGGCAAAAAACTAGCTCAATAGGAACGGACGAGCCTGCATTTGTTCTCGGCATAACTGCCGCAGGGTGCCTGTGCAAAATAGCAGTTGCTCCATGCGTCCCAACGTCGCCGGGAGGGTAATGCAAATGAAAGTGACGCTCACCTCCGAAAGCGCCGCCGTCATCATGCTCGCCTACCCTGACGGGAACAGAGCCATACTTCTGACGGAAAACGGAGAGGACGAGTGCGAGTGCTGCACAGAAGCGCCGGGCGTGTGTGACACACTGACGGAGTGGCGGATTGTCGAGGCAGGAAACAAGGTTGATCAATTAAGCGGCCCGATCGTGATCAATGCTGGCATCTACGGGCAGTATATGAACAACTTCCCGAACTCGTGGGGGGTGCCGCACTACAACGGTGCGCTTCCGCTTTCGCTTTCCATGAAACTGGAGGTGAAGTGCAAAGGCTCGTGGAAAAAAATCGATGAGTGGTCAGCGGACGTTAAGACGTGTCTGTCGAACGATGGGGGCGGCACCGGAGGCGGAGACAGATTTCCAACAAAAGCATTTGCGTGCTATGACCCCCCCGCGCCGTGCGACTGCGCCCGGCGAGCGGCCACTCCTGACGAATGCGTAGACCCGCCGGTGCCATGCCCGCCGGTGTGCCCGGGGACGCCATACGATCCTCCCAACGGGGATGCGTACAAGTTCACCGGGGCAGCGGACGGCGAGTGGACCAATCTAAAAAACTGGAAAGACGTGGAAGGCAGATCGCCCGCGAAGCAATTGCCAGACGCTTCGTCAGTCGTCGAGATAGACGGCGACCTAAAAACGATACCGACAGGCGTCAACGCTAGCGTAAGCACCGTCACAGTCACAGCGGCGGGCAAGGTACGAATCCCACTGACCACAAACCACGCCACAGTTCGCGGCAAGATTGGCGAGGGGGCATCAGAGGCGTGCGGCAACGGCAATCTAATAATGGCGGGGTCGGACGCCGCAGAGTTTGAGGACGACGGGACGATCGAGCATAACGCGAAGGTCACTGGAGACGCTAACTTTAACGATGCGTCCATAAACTCTGGCAGAGTGACCCTCGACGCAAACTTTCACGACACGTCGCACAACGACGCGAGAGTTGACGGCGACGCTACGTTTGATGGAACTGCATCAAACACCGGGAATGACGGAGTCGGAAAAACATCGACGTTCAACGGGCACTCCGTGAACTCTGGAACCCTCTACGATGACATGGGCGGAGCGCAAGACGCATACTTTCACGATGACTCCACCAATACGGGCAGGGTTGGAGTGGTTGGTTTTTCTCATTTTGATGGAAACGCAAAAAATAAGGGGAGTGTAGATCGCGTCGATTTTTCTGGATACTCAATGAACGACACCGATGGAGTCTGCGTGGACGTGGCGGCATTCAGCGATCATGCGCACAACGATGGAAGGGTCACTCTACTGGGCAGATTCTTTGGGGAATCCTACAACAACACGGGCGGGACGGTTCTAGGTGGCGGTGAGTTCACCGACAATTCCACAAATCGTGGTTCGGTGACGGGCGCAACCAGTTTTGACGCTTCATCTCGCAACACGCCGGGGACCGTGACGGGCAATGCACGTTTTATTGGCGATTCTGCAAACGGTGGAACCGTCACAGGGACCGCGACGTTCAATGTCACAGCACACAATGGCGAGAATACGAACAATGGCACAGTCGGAGGAAACGCCACGTTTGAAGACGGTGCGTACAACAGCGGAACGTGCAGCGCTGACGCATCGTTTGCGCACCAATCGTACAACGGAGCGGGCGGGATTGTTTCGGGCAATGCGACGTTTAGCGGTGGTGGGTTCTTGGGAGGAAGCTCCCGCAACGACGGCACAGTCTCCGGTGACGCCACGTTCAACGATGCATCCGATAACAACAACATCGTCGTCGGCACCGCTACGTTTAACGACGCTTCAAACAGCTACGGCACCGCCGCGATTATTGTCTGCAACACGACCGGGGTCTGCACTCCGTACCCGCCACCCGAGGAGGAGCCATGAGCGGCGTAGGCAGCGAGCTAAAAAACATTCTGGCGGTGTTCGGCACCTACGAAGTGACGGGGTGCAAGTGCCGCGATCGCGCGGCAAAGATGGACAGGAACGGAATCGAGTGGTGCGAGGCGAACGTGCCAACGATTGTTGGCTGGCTCAAGGAAGAGGCGTCGAAAAGAAAACTCCCGTTCCTTGAGATTGTCGCGAGGTGTGCCATCTCTCGCGCGATCCGAAACGCACGGAAAGCGATTTGAAAAATCACAAATTCACAATCTGCGGCAACACGATCGATTGGAAGTACGTTCGTCTTCGCGGCGACGCCGATGGGCTGGCGTACATCAGGCAGGACGGGCAGAAACAAAAAGTCCTTATCCACTCGGCGCTTGTCGGGCGTGAGCGTCTAGAGACCGAGGTCCACGAGTTCTGCCACGTCGCGAATCCGACTCTCTCCGAGTCTCATGTCCGAGACCAGAGTGCGAGCCTCGCGAGAATCCTTTGGGCACTGGGCTACCGATTGGGAGAAAACAAATGAATCGACAGTGGAAAAAAGTGAACAAGCGACCGGGAACGTGGACGGTCTCGTCAGTCGCCGGCAGCGGCGTTCATCGCATCGATTTCAACGGATGGAGTCGCGGCATTGCACGGATCAGTTTTTCCAGCGATTGGCATTTTGACTCGACTCACTGCGATCGCGTGGCACTAAAGGCGATGCTCGACAGCGCTCTAGCTCACAACACGCCCGTGTGCGTGATCGGCGACCTGTTCGATTCGATGCAGGGCCGAGGCGACAAGCGGTCGAGCAAAAGCGAGATGCGGCCGGAGTACGTTGGCGGCGAGAATTATTTCGACGCGATCATCGAGGACGCCGCAAAGTTTCTGACGCCGTATCTCTCCGTGATCGCAATAATCTGCCCGGGCAATCACGAGACATCGGTGTCGAAAAATCAAGAGACGAACTTGACGGTCAGGCTTGTCGAGCGTCTCCGATCCGCCGGCAGCAACGCTAGAGTCGGCGGATACTCTGGGTGGATTCGGGTGGGCGTGCGTGGCGTCACCTACCGAGTTTTTTATCATCACGGATCTGGCGGCGGAAGCGCGGCGTCGAAGGGCACGCTAGAGTTTGCACGAATCGCAGACTACGTTGACGGGGCAGACGCGCTAGTGTGTGGGCACATTCACCAGCGTGGAATTTATGAAGCGCGTCGCGTGAGCATGACGGCGCAAGGCAAATTATTGTGCCGACAATTTTGGCAAGTTCGCCTTGGCGCATTCAAGGACGAATATAATAATGGTGCTTCGGGCTGGCACGTCGAGCGCGGCATGGGTCCACGTCCATGCGGTGGGTGGACGCTTGAGCTAAAGCCGGCCGACAAAACTGGACCACTGATAGCAAACTGGACTGAAGGAGTTGTGTCGAATGGAAAATAAAGGCGGCGGATCGGAAAAGTTTTTGGCGATACTGGACGACATTCGACAAATTCATTTATCGAAATCATCCGACTACGGATCGCAGACGGACCCACTCGCGAACGTGCGAGCCGGCGCAGACTTCATTGGCGTAGAGCCGTGGCGTGCGTGCCTCGTGCGTGTCGCCGACAAAATTCAGCGACTCAAGACATTCTGCCGTGACGGCAAGTTGACGTGCGATACCGTCGAAGACACATTCCTCGATCTCGCGAGCTATTCGATTCTCGCTCTTGTTTTGTTTCGCGAAACCTCCGAAGAAAAGGAAACACTATGAAAGTTATTTTTGTCGCCCTCGCTCTTTCACTGTCCCCGTTGGCCGTGCCAGCGGCGGAGACCTATCACATCACGCTAGAGACAAGTGCGCAACAGGACGCCGAAACTATGGCCCGCACTGGCCTGTTGAAGCACTGCGGCACGTCGGGCGGTGCCTTGGAAGGCATCGGTCGCGGCCCGAGCCGAGAATCAGCAATCAAAAATTGCTGCTTTTGGGGACGACCGTACCGAGAAATCGGCGCCGCTCGATCACGAAGCGGCGTCTGGTTTGCGGTTGTTCGCTACCGTTGAGTCAAGCTCGCAAGCCGCCGAGACGCCGAAAACGGCGACGGCGTGCGCGACCAGCGGTCCGCCGTAGACGAGCACAAACCCCTCTCCGAACCCGATCACCGCCGCCGCCTGCATGGGCGTGCCGGCGGTGATCTCTCGCTTGTAGGCTTCCCTCGCGATCTCCTGAGTCTCTTTGGGCCACAACGCGACGGTCTGCTTCATGGTTGGCATTATCATTCAGTCCTCTCAATTAGCAGGCGGAGTGTGCGTTCCGCGAGTGAGTCGTGGTTGCCCACTGATTGCAAGAACCTAATCGCATACATAATCGCGCTCCGCTCAACATTGGTGAGAGTAGGTTCGTAAGCAACAACCCCCCGCTCTATCAACATAGCGTCGGCCCATTCGTAGGCGCGTCGCGTGAATTCGCTCATGGCATGGTCGAGCCGGTCGCCATCGTCGGCCAGTAACCCCGTCAATGCTGCGGCGGCGAATGTGTCTCGGTCATTCATGTTATTCAACTCTCGGCCGAACGAGGAACGCCCGCGACCAAATGACTTCCCATACCTCGTGCAGTGCGCGGGAGTACCACCCGCCGGTCTCGTCTACGCGATTTTTGAAGTTCGGATAGTCGATGCCGCTAGAGAAGTGCTGCATAAGACTATCCAACTCATGGCGTCCCACGATCGCCCGAAACGGGTAATCCGCTTTCGGCGTCTCAATCACGGTGTGCCCGGGCAACGCAGCGGCGAGGTGCCGCCTGTCTCTAGCTCGCACTGCCCATGCTTCGCGGGCAGGAATCTGCACGATCGAGAAAAAACCATCAACACTACAAATCCACATTCGTCACCAATCCTCGCGTCGCTTTTTCAATCGCGACAATTGCGTATTCGGGCACATCGTATTCCTCGCCGTCATAGGTCTCTGGGTCCGAGGGCAGACAGCCGAACACGGCGATCGGCCCCATCACGCTAGAGACCGCGCCGCCGCTCATCGCCGCCGCCGCCGCCGATCCACGATCGTTCACGGCGTTCGACTCGATGAGCCGGTAGAACATCACGTCCTCACCGCACCGAACGGCCTCGACCGGCCCGCCCATGATGTCGCGGAGCGATGGATAGTCGTCGATGTCCACGATTCGCGAACCAAGGACGCAAATAAAAACGCCTTTAGCCATCGTCTTCCTCCTTGTGGTTCTCGGTAAAGATTTCGTCGCAGTTAACCGAATACCATTCGCAAAGACGTTCCCACAGCAACCAGTACAGTCCGGCTTTCCCGTTGTTCTCTAGCGGCGAGTCGCTAACGCCGGCGTTGGAGTGGGCGTCGTAAATTTCCTGCTTGTAAAGAAAAAACGCCGTATCGATTTGTGTCGTATACTCCGGCACGAGCGAGTCAACCATCGACGAAACATCTCCGTTGTAGTCGAGGTCGCCGATGTTCGGCGCTTCGTCTTCAACGGGATTTTCGGCGATCCACTTCACGAGCAGCGCTCGCAGTAATTCCTCTCCCGTCGATGTCTTGGACGGGATGCAATCGTCAACTTCAATCGTTCGTTTCATGTCTCTTCCTCCATCTCAAGTTCCACAAAATCAATCTCATCCAAAATCGGGTAGTCATCGAGCCTCGCGACGGCAGTGGACGCGATCGCGATCGCCGCAACGTCGCTCTCGTGGATCGCGATCCACTCGACCCAACCAACGGCCCAGTGCCGCTCGTTGACGACGACGACGGTCTCGGACTCGCCGCCCAAATACTTGAGCATCACGCGAAAGTTCGATCGCTCTAGAGCGTCGGAGTCGCGCGACTGCCCAACGCCGGCGGAATAGTGCTCGTACCATGTCGCCCCGCCGTAGTCGCGGGGCATCGTCCATCGCTTGATCATTTCAAAACTCCCGTGTGTAGACACCATGTATACGCATGGCGTCAGAGATCGGTCAACCCCAGTTCAG